AGAAAATGAAAGAATATGCGTTGAACTAAATGAAAAAGACGTTCAAGAAATGGTTGATTGTTATGAAAAAGATATTAAGTATATAAAACAATTAGAATATAGAATAGATAAAGCAATAGAATATATAGGTTTAAATGAAGAAGATTTAAAACAATATGATATTTATGATGTAAATGGTGTTGAATTATTAAAAATATTAAGAGGTGAAAATAATGAGTGCAAAAGAAATGTTTAAAAAATTGGGTTATGAATTAATCAATGAAAATGAAGTAGTAATGCAATATTATAATAAAGAATATGATTATGAAATATGTATAGATAAAGAATTTAAAACAATAGAACCACCTTGTGTTTCTTATTTCTTTATAACAATTGATTTATTACAAGCAATAAATAAACAAGTAGAAGAATTAGAGTGGTTAAGAGGTGAAGATAATGAAGATAATTGATTTATATTTAGCAATAGAAAGAAACAAAAATATACCAAAGAAAGTTGTTTATAAATATAAAACATATAGATATTATCCTGAATATAAGCAATATTATAGAGAAGAATATGGTGATATGATTAGTTTATTTTTAGAAGCAACAATGGAGGATAAAGTTTATTTAATAGAAGATGCACCTAAAGAAGATAAGAAGATAAAAAGAATAGAGGAACGAGAAAGTGGCTGGTGGCCTAATATGGCTGATGGCAATGTATCAACATTAAAACAAGCAATAAATGAAATAATAGATAGGTTAAATGGTGAAGAATAATGATAATAGTATTTATAATTTTAATAATAGCATTAATAATAGGTTGTTCGATAGGCTATAATAATACTGATTATAATGAAGAAGGTTGGATTTTAGGAATAATTGTAAGCATAATATTATTTATAGTTGCTATTATTGTATTGTTAGTTTTAATTGATAATATAAAACAATTAGATATTACAGATAAAAAAATACAAATGTATCAAGAAGAAAATAACAAGATAGAAAGTGATATTGATATATTAGTAAAAAAATACATAGAATACGAGCAAAATACATTTAAAAATGCAAAGCAAGAAAGTTCAATGGTATTAGTTAATTTATACCCTGAATTAAAATCTAATGAATTAGTACAAGAACAAATAAAAGTATATACAGATAATAATTATCAAATAAAGAAGTTAAAAGAAAAGAAACTAGACTATCAAGTATCAAAATGGTGGTTATATTTTGGAAAGGTTGAATAGGTGAAAAAGATGACAACAGAAGAGATTATAGAAGAAGCTTTAATTGATAGGTGGAAAGATACAAGAATTAATGAAACTTTTACACAAATGCCACATTATGAGATTAAAGGAGATATATTACACATATATACACCAGTTAAACCTTATAAGATAGTTGTATTAAGAAGATTACTAAAAGTTGCTAATAGACACTTTAAAAACATTATAGTAGGACACCCAGACTTATGATAGGTAAACCAATTCAAATAATACAATGGTTATATAATCAAGATAAAGAAAAAACATTTGATATAAAAGAATATAAAGAAAAACGTAGTTTATCACAAAACGCATATGCTTGGAAGCTAATAACTGAATTAGGCAATGTATTAAGAAAATCAAAAGAAGAAGTCTATATGCAGATGTTAAAAGATTATGGACAAAGTACATTAATAGTAGTTGCTAATGAAATAAATATACATGGCTACTTCAAATACTATGAGAAAGTAAAAGAGTTTAAGAATAGTAATAGACTATTTACAGAATACAAGATATATAAAGGTTCAAGTGAATATGATAGTAAAGAGATGTCTATATTTATAGATGGTATAATACAAGAATGTAAGCAACTAGAAATAGAAACTTTAAGTCCAAATGATATAGCTAGATTAGATTTAATCTAGCTTTTTACATAAACTTTTAAAAATTATTTTAAAAAAGTGCTTGACAACTCGTACTATATATGATATAATATAAGTATAATAAAGATTAAAACAAGTATCTTTATTAAAGAAAGGAAGAAATAAAATGAAACAAATTGAAGAAGGCATGGTATTATTGCAAAACACTTGTGATGAAATCAAAATTGATATGAAAGGAAAAGCAACAAGAGTTAACGAACATACTGAACATTGGTTAATTCAAGAAATCAAAAAAGATTATGCGATATTATATAATCTAGATAATCAAAGAACAATGAAGATTGAAAGAAAAACATTAATTAATATGCTTACTGGTTTAAACAAATATAATATAAAACCTATGTTTACAATATCAAATGAAAGAGCATAAAAAAATTAAAAAAACTTTTAAAAAATAGTTGACATCTCGTAAGAGATTTGATATACTATAATTGTAATAAAGAAAGAGAGAGATGATTAAAATGATGAAAGAAATTAATTTAAAAAATTACAAAGTTAAAGAATTATCTAAAATAGTATATCAAAGAGGCACAAATTATTTAGTATTATCTAATGAATTACAATTAGTATTCAGTCCTACAGGAATGACATTAGTAAAAAATAATAAAAATCTATTAACTAATAAAAAAGATATACAAAAATATTTAAAAGAAAATAATATTAAAATATTAATAGAAATGGAGAATAAAATATGAAAATGTCATTAGAAGAATTAGAAAAAGAATTAAATAGAGCAACAAATGAATATGAAGAAAGCAAAAGAAAAGAATGGGAAAGTAAAACACCACTAGAAAAAATAGATAGTTATAGAAAGCAAATAGAATATAGAGAATATTGTGATATGACTATCGAAGAACTTGAAAAAGAAATGAAATTTAATAAAGAAAAAGCTGATAGTTTAAGATATTCAATGTTCCACGACCCATATTATAGTGCATATGGTTGTGATGAAAATGTTAGAAGAATAAATACAATATTAAAATTAAAGAAAGAAGGTAAATAATTATGAATAATATGGTATGTTTTATAGGAAGATTAACAAAAGATGTAGAATTAGAAAAAGTTGAAGATAAAGATTTTGCAAGAATAACACTTGCAGTACAAAGAAATGAAAAGAACAACGAAGGTATTTATGAAACTGATTTTATAGAAGTATCATTATACAATATGTTAGCAACACACACAAACGAATATTGTAAAAAAGGTGATTTAATTGGTATTAAAGGTAGAATTCAAACAACAAAAATGGCTAGTGGTTATACAATGGAAATTGTAGCAGATAGAATTTCGCTTTTATCAAATAATAATAAATAGGAATGAGGTGAAATAATGAGTGAATATAAAAACAATCAAATCAAAATGAATTTATTTGATGAAATAGAAGCAGATGAAGAATTAATAAAAGAAAATAATTATACTTCAAAAATCAATATACCACAATATGAGATTAAAGGCTTACAGCCAAATCTTAATGAATTAGTGAATATGCAAAAGTATTATGAATTAAAAATGAAAATACAACAATCAAAAGTTAGTGAAGAAGAAAAGAAATTTTTATATATGGCAGCCACTAGACATTTACAATTCAATTATTCATTAATTGCTGAATACTACGCACACGCAGATAAAGAAATGCAAGAACTTATGGAACAATCTGCATTAGTTATAATAGACTTTGAGGACGCAATTAGAAATGGTTACACACAATTATTAGATAGATTTAAAGAGATAGAAGAAAAAGATATTTTATATAATGGTGATGAAGATGAGAAATAATTTTGCAGTTTTTATTCTAACACATGGTAGACCAGATAGAGTTTTGACACTAGATACATTGAAGAAATGCAATTATACTGGTAAATGGTATTTAGTAATTGATAATGAAGATAATAAAGCTAATGAATATTATGAAAAGTACGGAAAAGATAAAGTATTAATGTTTGATAAATTAGCAGTATCTAAAACATTTGATACTTGTGATACATTTGATGATAGAAGAACAATAGTGTATGCAAGAAATGTATGTTTTGAACTTGCGAAGCAGTTAAAATTAGACTACTTTTTAGAATTAGATGATGATTACACAGAATTTAGATTTAGAGTAGAAAAAGAAGGTGTTTTAAGAACTATATATTGCAGACATATAGATGAAGTATTTGAAGCAATGTTAGAGTTTTTAGATATACCTAATATAAGCACGGTAGCTTTGGCACAAACAGGAGATTTTATTGGTGGTACAGAAAGTAATGTATTTAAACAAAAGTTATGTAGAAAAGCAATGAATTCATTTTTTTGTAAAACTAATAAGCCGTTTAAGTTTATAGGTAGAATAAACGAAGATGTAAATACATATGTTAATTTAGGAACAAAAGGCAAATTACTATTCACGGTTGCCGAATGTTCATTAGACCAATTAGCGACACAATCTAACGGTGGGGGTATGACAGATATATATTTAGATAGTGGTACTTATGTTAAATCTATATATAGTGTTATAACTAATCCAAGTTGCGTAAAAATTGGTTTAATGGGACAAAGCAACAAGAGAATACATCATAAAATATTATGGAATTTCTGCTTGCCTAAAATAATAAATGAAAAATATAAGAAGAATTAAGGAGAATGATTATGAATAAGGAATATAAAATAAAATATAATAAAGAACATTACAAAGCTTTTAAAGTAGATTTAAAAATAGAAGAATTAGAAGAATTAGAAAAAATATTAAAAAAAGAGAATATAACAAAAGCACAATTTTTAAGAAATGCAATAAAAAATATTAAAAATGAAGCATAATGTATTGTATTTCGTACGAATATATGATATATTATAGATAATAGAAAGAGTAAAGAAAGAAGGAATTAATGATGAATTACACACAATGTGAAACAATTTTAAAGATTATGTTAGAAAATCCTAGTAAAGAATGGTGGTCTGCAAAAGATTTTCAAAAGAGCAAATACTTTATAGGCTATGAAGCAACAGCAAGAATGAGCGATTTAATTAGAAAATACCCAAAGTTATTTAATATTGAAAAAGACGGAAGATTTAGAATAATCGCTATTAACTGGGACAACGTAAAAATGGTAAGACAATTCAAAAAACTATTCGATTTATAGGAGTTATCATGGCAAGTAAAAGAATGTTTGATAAAGAAGTAATTAATACTGATGGCTTTTTAGACTTACCAATGGAAGCAAAAGCATTATATTTCTTATTAGGAATGGAAGCTGATGATGAAGGCTTTATTAATCCTAAAAAGGTAATAAGATTATATGGTGGAACAGAAGATAGTATTAAAATACTTATATTAAAAGGATTTATAATACCATTTGAAAGTGGTGTTGTAGTAATAACTGACTGGAAACGTAATAATTGGTTAGATAAAAGAAGAATAAAAGAAACAATTTATTTAGATGAAAAAAGTATGATTAACTACAATGAAATGACTAATAAATATGAATACTTAGCAAGTGCTAAGCAAATGCTAAGAGAGAATAGAATAGAAGAGAATAGTATAGAAGAGAATAGAATAGATAGTAGTATTAGTTTTATAGAGCAAGTCGAGAACGAATTTGGCACTTTATCATCATTACAATATGAAGAATTATATAAACTAAAAGATGATTTTGGAGAAGAATTAGTTTTAGAAGCTTTAAAAGAATGTGCTATAAACAATGTAAGAACTATTAAATACTTAAAAGGCATTTTGAATAACTGGAAAAAAGATAATGTAAAATCAGTTGAAGATTTAAAGAAAACAAAGAAAACAGCAGAAGAAGAAGAACCTATTGAATTATTTGACTATGATTGGACACAAGATGATGAAAGTATATAGACATTTATTAATAAATATGATATATTTATAATAGAAAAGGAGAAATAAAGAAATGAATAAATTAGAATTTAGAAGATTAAGAGCAGATGAAATTGATTGTAGAGTAAATACAATCAATGAAAAAGGATTAACATTATTGCTTTATAAAGACGCAAGATGTGATATGAATATTTTAGATGAAACCGTAGGTTGTATGAATTGGAAAAGAGAACATACAAGAGATAACGCAAATTGTATAGTATCAATTTACAATGAAGATATTAAAGAATGGGTAAGTAAAGAAGATACAGGAACTGAAAGTAATACTGAAAAAGAAAAAGGGCTTGCAAGTGATAGTTTTAAAAGAGCGTGTTTTAATTGGGGTATAGGTAGAGAATTATATACTGCCCCATTTATATGGGTAAGTAAAGAAAATTGTACTATTACACCAAAAGGTGATAAATATACTACATTCGATACATTTAGAGTAAAAGACATTAGTTATAATGACAAAGGAGAAATAAATGAATTAACAATAGTAAATACTAAAACAAATAAAGTTATATATACAATGGGTAATAGTTATGCAGAAGTGAATGAAAACGATTATAAAGAAGAATTTAAGCAATTTATAGAACAAAATAATTTAGACTTGAAAGATATGTGTAATAAATACAAATTAACTTCAAAAAGCACTAATATTGATTTTAAGAGTGCATTAGTACAATTAAAGGTGGAAATGAAAAATGCAAGTTAGTGTTAAACAAGATAGACAAAAATGGATTGGTGGAAGTGATATACCTATAATCATGGGTATATCACCATTCACTACAAGATTTGATTTATTACTATTCAAAGCAGGATTACAAGAAAACGAATTCAATGGAAATGAGTACACTGAATATGGAAACATAATGGAAGAAAAGATTAGAGATTATATAAACGAATTATATAATACTAATTTTGTAGAAGGTAAGCACGAAAATAAAACATTAGGTTTTAGAAGCCATACAGACGGGGAAAATAAAGACACAATACTAGAAATAAAAACAACTAGCCAAATTCACGAAAATGTAGATGATTATAAAATATATTTAGTACAATTATTATTCTATATGATGAATACTGAAAGAAAAAAAGGCTGGTTAGCGGTATATAAAAGGCCAGAAGATTTTAATACTGAATTTGATGTACAAAGATTAATGTTATATCAAATAGACATAGATGATTATGTAGGATTGTGTAATGAAATACGAATTGCAATAGAACAATTTAAAGAAGATTTAGAGAAAGTTAAAAATAATCCATTAATTACAGAAGAAGAATTAATGCCAGTTGCAATACAAAACATATCAAAAGAAATAATTAATCTAGAAGAACAAATAGCACAATATAAAGAAATAACTAAACAATATGATGATTTAAAGAAACAATTATATGAAGCTATGAATGAAAATGGTATTAAAAAATGGAAAGCACCTAATGGTACATTATTTACAATAGTACCTGGTACTGATGATAAAATAGAAATGGTATTTAATGAAGATAAATTCAAAGAAGAACAACCTATACTATATGCTAGTTATACAGAAGAAAGAGCAAAAAAAGGAAAGAGTGGCTATATTAGAATAACAACGCATGAGTAGAAAAGATTGGACAGAATACGATAGAGAAACACGAAAATACATAAAAAAACGAGATAACAATAAATGTATTATATGTGGTAATAATAACAATCTACAAATAATGCACATATGGTTAAATCGTTCACATGGTGGCAAAGGTTGTAAAGAAAATGGTGTACTTGGCTGTATAAAATGTCATAGTATATTAGATAATCCTATTGGAATAGAACAAAATAATCAAAGTAAGATATATATGGAGATATGTAAAAATTATCTAATAGAAAAAGAACATATTACACCAAACGAAGAATTTATAGAAACATTGAAATATCATAAAAATAGTATTATAATTAATACAGATATAGACAAGATAAAAGAAATACAACAATACAAAAAGAAACAAAGATGTAAGAATTGCATACATTTAGTTAAAAATAAATATGCAAATATGAATTCAAGTATATGTAGTTATTATTGTAAATATAGACATATGTTAATACATAAGACTACTGAAGCTTGTAAGAGTTTTAAAAGCAACTAATTGATGGCATTATAAAATAAGAGTAATCCCAGTAGATAAAACTAAAAATTCATTAATTTCTTTATTTCTTTAAAATATACTTTATAAAGTAAATATGAGTTTGTTAGTTGCGAGTTTGATATTTACTTAATTTTAATTAAAAGGAGAATAAAATATGAAATACGAATTTATTGATGAAGGAATAGATAATCACATTTTAAAATATGGTGATAAAGAATACAAATTCAAATCTACTACTGAAATAACTTCTAAAATGCAAAGTTATATAAAAAATGGTAGATTAAAAATGATTAGAGATTTAGCCAAAGACGGAATGACTATTGATGATTTAATAGTAGAAAAGAAAAAAGATGGCAAAACATATAGAGATGAAAGTAATAAAATAGCATATGAAAAAATGTATGAGAATGACGCTATGAACGAAGTATTTGATGATGTATGCAAAGAAACATTTGGTATGGATTTAGTTACTTTAGCAACAGATGTTGGATTAACAACAGAAGAAGAAGCATTAAAGTTTGGCAGTAAACTAATGGAGAAATTACTAGGGCAAACACCCAGTACAAAACAACAATAAAAAGAAAAGAGTAAGCACAACAAGTTTTTGTTTAGCATATGAAAATGATATTGAACAAGCATACGCATTCTATTGTGCTAGATATGAGAATATAAGTTATGAAGATTTTTTACAACTTGGTATAAATGAACTTAACATGAAATTATCAAGTATTCCAGAAGATGAACCGTTATTCAAGATTATAAAATCAAGAATAATAAATACAAGTAAAATAAAAGATAAAGAAGAGCGTAAATACTGGAATGAATTAAAGAGAATAAATGCAATACCCGATTTATACATAAGTCGTGAAGAATTAGATTATAAATTAAATGAATATTTAAAAAATGGAGGAAATAATCAATGGAAAAAGAATTAAACAAATTTATGAAGAAAGTTACTATTATAAATAAAGACTTCTCAAAATATACTGATGAAGAAGGCAATTTATTTTATGTAAATACCGTTAAATTATTAACTAGTATTGAAGTTATGAAATTACCTAAAGAAGAATATAAGAAAGCATTATTTGAACAAAGAATAGATGATTTAGATTATACAGATACTACAATTAAAGTAACAGTACCTAAAAACACTATTACAAAAAGAGATGAAGATAAATACACATTAGTAGATAAAGAAATGAACGCAAAAGTAATTTATAATGCAAGTAATCAAATAGGATTACATAAGAGCTTCACAAATAAAGACGAAGCATTTGAATTTGTTAATGAAATAAATAACAAAATTGAAGAATTTATTAAATAATAATTGCTACTTTAATGAGTAGCACCTAGTAGATATATATAACCTTGTATAAGGTGAAAAGGTAAATAATCGTAAGTTCAAATCTTACTCGTGGGTATACAATGTATATCTTCGGTGGCGAAGAGGTTCAACGCAATATATATCTATTAGGTGGTGCTTATTAAAAGCACTTTTATGTCAACTTACTCAAGTCTGGTTTAAGAGGGTGGTCTACTAAACCACTAGTTCGTTTATTCGAAGCATAGGTTCAAATCCTATAGTTGACGCCATTTTAATTTTTAATAGGTAGTATGATGTGATGTATTATTCCTTAACCAAAAAAATAAAATATTATAATCAAAAGATTATATGCCTTAAATATTTCTTTTATATTGACATCACTTACTTTAAAAATATACTTACTATAATACATCATGTCATAGTGCTTATTAAAAAAATAAAATCTGGAGGTAAAAATGTTATATTCAATTATAATACCAAATTACAATAGTAAAAAATGGATTAGAAAATGTATTGATAGTGTATTATCACAAACATATAAAAACTTTGAATTAATCATAGTAGATGATATGAGTACAGATGATAGTGTTAAAATTATCAAAACATATACTGATGAAAGAATTAAATTAATCGAATTAGATAAAAAAGCGTATAATGGTGGAACACGAAATATAGGTGTTGCAAATGCAAAAGGCGATTATATCTTATTTTTAGATTGTGATGATTGGTTATATAATTGTAATGTATTAAAAGAATTAGAAAATACTATAAAACAATACCCATATGATTTAATTAGATTAAGTTATGTTGCACACAAACAAGTGAATGCAAGAGTAAAATTAAAAGAAGATAATTTAAGAGATTTAGCAAATAGCGTATTTTGTGCGCCGTGGACTAAATGTGTAAAAAGAGATAAATATGTACCATTTCCAGAAAATACTTTATTAGAAGATGTAGTACAGCATATAGCACAAGTAGATAACATAGAAACATATATCAATTTATATAATTTTTGGGCTGTATGGAACAGAGATAATACAAACGCAATTTCAAGTGATGTAGCAAAATATGATAGTACAAGTAAAAGATATTCAAGTGTATATAGAAATTATGCTGATTTATTAGATTTAAGATGTAAACACGATTATTGTGAAGAACAAAGACAATTTAGATTAAAGAACTATAAAGACATTATATTAAGAGATGATATACTAGGTTTAATAAATGGAGGTAGTAGCCAATGAAAAAAGTATTCTATATGCACAAATTAAGTGCTATTGGTGGCGTAGAAAGTTTTTTATACTACTTATCTAAAATATATAATGATTTTATAGTATATTATAAAGAAGCTGACGCAGAACAAGTAAAAAGACTAGCACAAAATGTAGAAGTACATAAATATACTAAACCTATTGAATGTGATATGTTTTTTTGTAATTATGGTTATGATATAGAAGTAAACGCAAAAGAGTTTAAGAAAAACATAATACATTATGACCCATTGAATGTAGGATTTACGCCAATGGTAAATGATGAATTTAGTTATATAGGCGTAAGTAAAGTTGCTTGTAATGGTTTTAAAGCAAAAACTGGTAATGATTGTGAATTAATATATAATGTAATACCAATAGAAAAGCCTAATGTAAAAAAGAAAAAAGGATTAAATCTTATATCTGCAACAAGACTTACAAGTGAAAAAGGTGGAGATAGAATAAATAAACTAGCAAGATTATTAGATAATGCTGGTATAGAATATACATGGGACATCTACACAAATAGAGTTAATTATAAATTTGTTAGTCCTAACATTAAAGTACATCAACAAAAACTAGATTTAACAAAAGAAATAGCAGAAGCAAGTTATTTAGTACAATTAAGTGATTGCGAAAGTTTTGGTTTAAGTGTATGCGAAAGTTTAATACTAGGAACACCAGTTATAATTACACCATTAGAAGCATTTAAAGAAATTGGCTGTATTCACGGCGTAAACGCTGTTATCTGCGACTTTTCAATGAAACAAGTAGATTTAGACATGATTAAACAAAATAGTCTTAAATTCGACTATAAACCGCCTAAAAGTGATTGGGGTAAATACTTAACTAATAAAGGAACATATAACAAAGATGAATTAGTAGAAGTAAGAACATTAAGAAGAGTATGGTTAATAGAAGAAAACTTACATTGTTTAAGAAATCAAGTAATTAAATTAAAAAGAGCAAGAGCAAGTGAATTAGAAGCTAAAGGCTATGTGGAGGTATTATGAGTTGGAGTTATAATTGGGGAAAAGATGAAGTAAGAGAATACCTTAAAAACAAATTTAAAGGAAATGCAAAAGTTTTAGATGTTGGATCAGGTTGTGGCACATATTGGAATTTATTACATAATGATTTTAAATTAATTGACGCTGTTGAAGTATTTAAACCTAATATAGAAAAATACAAATTAAAACAAAAATATCATAGAGTATATAATATGAATATAAAAGAGTTTAAATATGAAAATTACGATATAATTATATTTGGAGATATAATTGAACACCTAGATGTAAAAGAAGCACAAGAAGTTTTAAAATATGCTTTAAATAGATGTAAAGAAGTAATAGTGGCAGTTCCTTATGAATTAGAGCAAGATGAAGTAGATGGAAATATACACGAAATACATAAACAACCTGATTTAACACCTGAAATAATGAAAGAAAGATATTCATATCTAAAACTATTATGCAACAATGATGTATATGGTTATTATGTGAAAGGAGAATAGATATGCCATTTAAAAGTGAAGCACAAAGAAGATGGGCTATGACACCAGCAGGAACAAAAGCACTAGGTGGTAAAGCAAAAGTACAAGAATGGGTACAAGCTACTGGTAATAAGAAATTACCAAAAGTAGCACCTAAAAAGAAAGGAAAGTAAAATATGATACTATTGATTGTTATAAAAACACTATTAGAACAATTTGATGAAGGTAATTGTTTAGATGATATAAAAGATATATTTATATTATTTTTATTATGCTTTTTATCAATTCTTGCTCTACCAGGAATAATAATTGGCGATATTATATTTATACCAATAGAAATAATAATCTTTTTATTAAGAAAACATAGAAAAGAAAATAAATATAATGAAAAGTACACATTAAAAAATTTTATAGATGAGATATAAAAAATAAAATATGTTATAATTTAATTAAGGTGGTGGTAAAGTGGCGAACGAACAAAACTTAATTCCATTCAATCAACGAACAGAGAAAGAAAAGAGAAAAATTGCTGTAATGGGTGGAATTGCTAGTGGAGAAGCAAGAAGAGAAAAAGCTTCTATGAGAAAAACACTAGAAATGTACTTAAAAATGACTAATCCAGATACACAAAATACATATGAAGAAGATATAACACTTGGCTTAATAAAAGGTGCTATGTTTGGTAAAGCAGAAAATTATAAGACAATAGCACAAATGAAAGGCGAATTAGAAGAACAAGAGCAATCTGGTACACCACAAGTTAATATTAATATAGTAGATAATACTGATTTAGAGAAAGCATTATACGAAGATGAAAACAACGAAAATTAGTAAATACGCATATAATAAATACAAAGATTTTCCTAGAACTAAAAAGACACCACAGAAGAACGATATATGGCTTGCATTATTTCCTTATGAAACACTAGGTAATATGCAAAAGATAAGACCAGTATTAATTGAAAATGTAACAGATGATTATGTAATAGCAAGAATGATTACTACTAATTCAAATAAAGGTGTAGAATTAGATATAGCACAAAATCACTTGTATAAAAAATCATATCTAACTAATTGTAGAAAAAAATTAACATATGATAAATTATATGGCAAAATAAAATCGAATGCGAATATTAAGGAGGAATAAAAAAATGGAATTCGTAAAACTAGGTAAAAATTACTTAATTAAAAATAGTAATGGTAAAGTAGTAAGTGAAAAAGAAAAGATTGAATTAGAGAATAAAGAATTAATCTTTAAAGACATAACAGGTTGTAATTGTCAAAAAGAAACTACTAAAAAACTTACTAAAAACAAAAAGAGATTAAAAGAAATAGAACAAGAAGAAAAAGAACAAGAAACTGCACCAGAAACAAAGGAAGCTGATGTAGATGATACTATCAAAGAAGCAGATACAACTATTTAATGATATAACAAAACCAAATATACCTAAAATAAGTGTATTAGGTAGCACACAAAGTGGTAAAACACATTGTATTGATTTTAGCATTATAGAATATAGCAAGAACTTATATAACTATGAAATGGAATGTAGAAAAGATGAAAATTACATACCAAGAGATTATTATGGAGCTATTATAGGTTGGACTACTGATACAATTAAATCAAATATAGTTGACCCATTAGAAAAGGTACTTGAAAAAGAATACCACTTTAAAAATGGTAAAGATTATGTATTAAAGTACGGACAAAATGAAAAGTATTTTGAAATATATGGTATTAAATATTATTTCTTTGGTTTTAATACAAATCTATCATTTAATAGAATATTAGGTAAGCCATTAATATTCGTATGGGTAGATGAGGCGGCGAGAATATATACTTCATCACAATTAAGAAGCAGTTTTGATGAATTACCAGGACGTCAAATGTCTTATTCTGGGCACCCATTCTATAAAACTATTCACAGCTTTAATGTAGAAGGTAGCCAAAATCACCCGTATAAATTAAAATACATAGATAAATGGGAAGCAAATAAATACACATTTTTTCCATATGATAATCCAGTATTAGATACAGAAGAAAAGATAAAAGAAGCAGTTAAGGCTTTTCCAGTTGGTAGTTTAAGAGAACAAAAAGTATTCTGCAAATGGATTGTAGCAAGTGGAAGAGTATTTAATAAAATAAATAAATTAACTAGAGAAGAATTTAAAGATAAATACATAATTCGTGAAATAGGTATTGGTTGTGATTATGGTAGTGTAAACCCTACAACATTTATACCAATAGCACTTGCTATGGAGAAAGACACAAGAATATGGCGAATAATAATATTACCAGAAAAGTATTACCATAATCCAAAAGATGAAGGTGATACACCAACTACTGAATATTATAGTAATCAATTAAGAATGTTTTTAGATTACTTACATAAAGAATATACTGGAATACCTATAAATACATTAGTAATAGATAGTGAAGCTTCACATTTTGATAATAGATTAAAAGTAGATAATATAAGACACGAATTAGCAAAAAAGAATAAAATATCTGTTGATGAAAGCGTACAATATATGCAATCATTATTCTATAAAGAATATTTATACATAGTAGAAGAAAACACAATCAAATATTTTACAAATGAAGGAATACCTATTTATTCAGGACACGACATAGCATTAGATGAATTAGAAAGTTATCATTATGACAATGTTAAGAGTGAAAAAGAAGGTATAAACACATATGTAAAAGATTTTGACCACGCAGTTGATGGTGTAAGATATATAATAATGGAATTTCAATTAACTAATAGGGCACCAGTAGTATAGGAGATTATATGAAAAAATTTAAAATGAATAATAGAAATTGGAAAATAATAGAATTAAGCCAAGAAGAAATAAGAGAACATATAATAAAATATAAATATGATGGACAACCTACTGAAATTGGAAGATATTATGGCCAAACATATTGTGATGAACAAATAATATATTTAGATAAAGATTTACATATAGAACAAAAGAAAATTACATTAATGCACGAATTAATGCACTGCTATATAAATTGTTATATTACACATCAAGAACAACAATATAGTGAAGAAGATATATGCAATATTAGTGCAAATAGTAATGAAATAATAAATAAAATAGTGGAGGCTTATTTTGCAAATAAAATGTAAAAAAACAAAAAGATTTTTATGTGAAATCAATTATGATGAAATAATTAAATTTCTAGCAGATTATGGTGTAAGTCTAGAACGCCCATTAGAAATAGTTATACCATGTAAGTGTTGTAAATGTAGTGAAATATACCATGTATATAAAGACCATTATGTATATAAAGGAAATAAAACTATTGACAATAATAAATAATAGTGATATATTCTAATTATAGAAGTGCAGTGTATTAGACCGACAGGTGCTAATGGAAGCATAAGGGACGAAAAAACCTTATGCTTTTTTTGTTGGAGGGTATAAATGATAAATAAGATAAAACAATTAATTAACAGATTGAAAAATAATAAAAAATGGAACTTAAATTTATACTATGACGGCGTAAAAATAAAAAAGATAAAGGTATATAAGAATGAATTAGAAGATTTAAAGAATATGACATATGAAATAAAAGTATTCTTTAAAAAGCAGTTGTTTAAATCTAATATAGTAGAAATAATAGTAAGTCCAGTTGTATTACTTTATACAAATGAAGATAAAAAAGAAGTATGTGTAGGGGTTGTAATTGAAACGGGACAAAAACTATAAGAAGGGAGAATAGCATATGTTAGGTAATTTAAAAAGAAGCACACCAATATTACCACCATATATTAAGGTAAATGTAGAAGTTACTAGCCCAGGCACAATAAATGGTGTACCAACAATTAAAAAGAATGAACAATATGTATTAGCACCATCTGCCAAGAAGATAGGCACATATATTCGTAATCAATTATTTGGTAGTGATTTACTAACACAAACAGAAGAATTAAATATAAATTGGTTAATGCCAGCGTTGGGCGAAGCATTAGAGTTAAGTGTATATGAAAGAGAAAGTTTTATATACATTCATAAATTTGAAAATGACATATATTTAGAATGTATTAAAAAGTGTTATATTCACGATTTAGTACAAAGATATAACAAAATATATAGTTTAGATATAGTACAATGTTATGATACAGATAAATATAACTATGAATTACATAGAAAAATAAAAATCAAAGATGGCAATAGTATTATAAACATGGTAGTTTATAGAAAAGAAGTAAAAGCTGAAAAATTTGATGAAGTAAGCATAGATATATTTAATAAAGAATTCAATACTGATTATGAAAGAGTATATAGTGTACCATATGAAGTTGTAATCAACATAGATATAGGGCAAGACTTTTTCAAAGATAGTATAAAATTCTTAAATGAAGAAGTAGAAATATATAACACAATGTGTGAAGAAGTACAAAAGACTAAAACAAGAATAGCAACAAGCCAACATTATCAAAGTGGAGATATATACCCACAATGGCAACCTAGTGCAAATATGTACGATGTAAAAAGTATTAGTGTAGGTGGTATTCAAGACTTCTTTACATTATTACCAGGAGATAGA